AAATGGGGAAGCAATTGTATTTGTGTATCCAGACAAAGCGACAAGACAAGCAGATGGAGAAACTATCGACGTGATGAGATTTCCTATGACTTGGTCAGGTTTCAATTCAGTTAATTGCTTGAAGCAGACTTATAACCATCTAAAGACGTTGCCAGAGTTTTCTGCTGCTACGGATGATGCTGATGAGGCACAAGCACAAGCTCCTGAAGAAGATTAAGTCGTAGTATTCCAAACTTAAAAAGTGTATATTTATGGGAAGGTTATCGAGTTTTGTTAATATGGCTAAATGGGAGAGGGCAGTAAGGTCTGAAATCATGGCTAAAGAATTTAGTAAGGAAATAAAAGCCTTAGAAAAGGAAACTGTCGAGATATTAAAGAAGCTTGATAACCTGCCTAAAGAATTTACGGAAAGGCGAAGATTATATCTACTAAGGAAAGCTGGAAAAGAGTTTGTCAAAAGCGTACAGAACAACATACAAGATAGTAGGCACGATCACTATAGATATGTTCAAAAAATAGGGAATACAGAACCTACGAAGATAACATATAAAAGTGGAAACCTACGGAAGTCTATAAAGGTGTTAAGGTTCAGAAAAGCTAAAAACTCTATATTTGTAGGCCCGAAAGTGATAAGCAAAAGCAAAGAAAACAACTTGACAACTTTTGGTGCTAACAATAAGGATGTTGATCCATATTATGCTCATATGGTCGAGTATGGGACTAGACATTCAGCTCCACAAGGTTATATGAAGAATGGCTATCAAAAAGGCAAAGTAAAAGCCTTAGACATTCTAAACAAGGGAGTGAAAAGAATAGTTAAGAGTTACGAAAAGAAAAACAAAAAATTGTGATAGGGAAAGCAATATATAATTTACTGTCTACTGATTTACCTCTTACGGCAAGTATTGGAACAAAGATTTATCCAGTAGTTGCACCTAGAAGCGCAGAACCTACTTTTGTAGTTTACAATCAGATAAGCAGCGATCCTTTAAGGACAAAAGACGATCCTTTTCCTATGACTAATTACTTGGTTCAAGTGGATACTTATTCAGAGTCAGCTCTAGAAGCTGCCGAAGTTAATGAATTGGTAAAGAAAGCACTAAGTAGAAAGACTGGCGAATACGGGAGTATTTGCATATTCTCCACGACTATCCAAACAGAAATGGATGGATATAGTGGAGATGATGAAGTGTTTAGAAAAACACTAAGATTTGAAATAATTGCTAAGAATTTAAATTGATAAAAAAATGGCTTGTAGCACAACTATAGTAAACACTAGTTTACTAACATTATATTTTGATACGGATGGAGCAGGAACTTTGGGAAAAGTTGCACATTCGACAGATGCGACTATCTCTTTTTCTGCTGAAACTGTAGATATTACTTCTAAGGATACATCTGGTTATAGAGATACTATCGCAGGACTTAAGTCGTGGACTGCTAACCTGACTGCATTTATTGACTATTCTTCGTCTTTTGGACAAGAAGAGTTGGTAGATAAGTGGATTGCAGGAGAATGTGTAACTATTAGATTTACAACCAATGTTTCTTCCGATGTTTACTACGAGGGTGATGCAACTATCACATCTGTAGAACTTAACAGTTCGGGTGCTGAAGAGGCTGCATCTTTTAGTTTAACACTAGAAAATGCTGGTGCGATCACAAAAGGTACAACTGCATAATTTAATAACTTATAGAGGGGCTTATGCCCCTTTATTTTAAACTTAATTAACCGATGGAATACATAACTATAAACGGAGAACAAAAGCCCTTTAGGTTTAGTTTAAGAGGTCTTAAAAGATTAGAAGCTGATCTTGGTAAAGAGTTATTCAATAACATAATGAATGGAAAAGAGTCTAGCTTTGGAGATACCATACTACTTGCAGAGCGAGTTTTATTTATTGGATTAAGCGAGGGTGCTAAAAAAGCTAAGGAAGAATTTACTTTTAAGGTGGATCAGATTGAAGAGATTGTTGATGATGGTGGTATGCCTTTCTTAGAAGAAATCATGGCACTATTTGAAAAGTGTATAACTAGCCCAAAGTAATTACCCAGATAGCAGAGGATAGGGAAAATGTAGAGGGGAGTTCTGAAGATGTAAACTTTTGGGATTCCCTTCTTTTCTTAATGGGCTATTTGGGTTTAAATTCAAATGAGTTTTGGGAATTTCAATACAATGAATTAGCGATGTGCTATCATGCTTATAGAGATAAAAGAGATGCTCAAATAAAGCACGATTACAATTTATCGAGGTGGCAGACCTTCATGTTATTGCAGCCTCATATAGATAGTAAAAAAGGAAACATGAAAACTCCAATGGACTTAGTCAAGTTTGATTGGGATGATACAAAAGTTATACCATTAAATGCCGAATTAAGCGAAGAACAAAAGAAAATAATCGAGCAGATGGACAATGCAGTATTTACTGCTGGAGATCAGTTTGATGACTTGGTAACGATAGGGAAGAAACAAGAAAAAGGTTTATAATGGCAACGATAGGTAATTTAAAAATAAAGGTAACGGCAGTTACAAAAGGGCTACAAGCTGGATTGAAAAAGGCTGAAAAGTCTTTAAAGAAGAGTTCAAGGAAAATGCGTGGCATTTCTCAGAACTTAGCAATGTCGGTATCTGCCCCATTAGCTGCAATTGGTGGTGCTGCTTTAAAAGCATCTGCTGATTTAGAAACATTAGAAACTTCTTTTGGTACTTTGACTGGATCAACGGAAAAGGCGAAAGCTATAATGGAAGATTTGAAGGATTTTGCTAGTAGAACTCCTTTCCAGATTCAAGGACTTGCAGAGTCGCAAAAGGTCTTAATGGGATTTGGTTTATCTATTGATGAGTCTAGGAAACAATTAGAGCTGCTTGGTAATGCTTCACAAGGATCAAGTGCCAAACTAAATGGTCTAGCCGTTGTGATGGGTCAGGTAAAAGGGGCTGGAAAGCTTGATGCAAAAGATACGTTGCAATTTATCAATCAAGGTGTGCCCATTATTCAGCTTTTAAGTGATACATTAGGGAAGTCAGCCTTAGAGATTAAGGAGCTAACGACTAAGGGTAAAATAGGATTCGAGCAAGTTAGTGCAGCAATGCAAATGGCTAACGAAGAGGGAGGTATGTTCTACAAAGGTATGGAACGACAGAGTAAGACCTTAAATGGTGTATTCAGTACGCTAAAAGATAACCTTACTTTGGCACTCGCTGAGATAGGTAATAACATAAGTGAAACATTCGACTTAAAAGGTTTTGGCGATAAGCTGATTGCAAAGATTAAAGTAATAACTGAAACTTTTAAAAATCTTAGCCCAGAGCAAAAAAGAACGGCTATTCGTATGGCTGCAATTGCTGCTGCTATTCCTGCCCTTATTGGGGGTCTTGGTCTTTTGGCTGCTGCATTAAGTTCTATAATGGGGCTATTTGCTGCCGTTTCCCTTCCAGCTATTGCCGTTGCTGCTGCCATTGCAGCTTTAACGGCTGCATTCTTATATGCTTACAATTCTAGTGAGTCTTTCAGAAAAGGTATTAGGGCTATTGGTAGGGCTTTAGGTAGCTTTATAAAGGATTCTATAGAGCAATTTAAGACATTCGCCTCTATACTAAAAAAGGTATTTACTTTAGACTTTAGTGGTGCATTTGAAGAGGCAAAGGTTTTTGTCGAAAGGGGCTTTAATAAGTTTGGGAAAGCAGTTCAGGCTGGTCGAGATTCACTTGAAGAGGCTGCTCCAGAACCTTTAAGCATATCTTCGATATTAGGGTTTGATATTGAAACTTTCAAGAAACAAGTAGAGGAAGCGACTGGTGCAGTAGACGAGGGGACAAAAAGCCTAGTTGAAAGGATAGAAGAGCTTACAAGCAAGTATAATAAGGCAACTGATCCACTTGCAAAGAAAAGTCTAGCTTCTGAACTACTAGCATTAGTAGCTACAAGAATAAAGAACTTAAAAGCAGCAGGAAAACAAGCTAGTAAGGAGATTATAAAATTAAGAGATGAGCTTCTAAAAACTACTGAAGGTTTAGGGACTGGTGTTGGTGGTGGTAGTTCAAAGGTAAAAGTAGAGGGAGAAACAGAAAAAGAGAAGGAAGCAAGACTAGCACAAGAAGAGGCTACAAGACAAGAGGCAAGAAATATATATTTCTTAGAAAAAGAAAAGCGAGAGTCTGAAGAAGAAATACAAGCATTAAAAGAACGTAATGCACGGAACCTAGCTAAGTGGGAAAAGAAACAAGAAAATGCATTAAAAACAAGGCTAAACTTTATAAAGTCAAAACTTAATGAGATAGGGGCTATTTTTGATTCCTCAAGTACTGCACTAGGCACTATGTTTAATGGTGTTGCTATTGCAATAGAAAACCTACCATATAACAAAATTGGAGATTTGATTTCTGACATTCAAGCTGGGGGGACTGAGGGTTTTGCAGCTATTGCAAACTCAATTGCAGCGATTGGGCAAGTTGCTTCAGGTGTATTTAGTGGAATATCCCAGATGATAGGGCAGAATATAGAAGCATTAAATGCTGAAAAGGAAGCAAAACTACAAGCCTTAGACGAGATAGGAATAAGTGAGGAAAGTAAGCAAAGGAAACGTGCAGCTATAGCAGCTAAGTATGATAGAAAGATTGCAGCTATGAAGTCAAAACAAGCGAGAGCAGACAAAGCAGCAGCTATTGCAGCAGCGATAAGTCAAACTGCCGTAGCAATTGCATCTGTTCTAGATAAGCCTTTCTTAATTCCAGTAGTGGCAGCATTAGGAGCAGCACAAGTTGCAACTATTGCTTCTCAGCCTATTCCGAAATTTGCCAATGGTGGTATAGTGAGTGGAAGAACTCTAGCAGAAGTCGGAGAGTATGGTTCAGCAAGTCGAGGGAATCCAGAGGTGATCGCTCCTTTAGACAAACTAAGGTCTATTCTTAGCGATACTCAAGGGGGTAATGTTAGTGGGGAATTTAGACTAAGAGGCGATGACTTAGTAGTAGCAGTAGAACAAGCGAATAGAAGAAGTGGTAGATTTTCTGGCAGAACACAATTTTAAGATATGGCATACAATACGAGATTTACTTGCAACTTTGCAGACCTTTACGGAATGGATTACAGACTTGAGATTAAAGAGGATGGCTATAATGGTCTATCTTCTGACATCTTATTAGGTGCTGGAGGTTTTCGCCTTACTTATAGTGGTAACAATAGAGGTGTAGGAAGCCTTATAATGGGTAGTAAAGTAGACTTTGAACTACAAGTGACCAATGCTTCAGAAAAGGAATTTATAAAAGACTTAGCCCTTGCAGGGGATAGAGATTTTATATGTACGATAAGCAGGGATGAGGGGTCTGGACTTTACCAATTTTGGACTGGGTTCGTTATGTCTGACTTGGTCACGTTCCAAGATGCTCCATTCCCTTTTAGCTTCAATGTAGTGGCTTCTGACGGCTTCGGTTTAGCGAAGGAAATAGATTATACAAATAGCGTTTGGGATGCAGCAAATAAGCCTAGTGATGTATATAGGACTCACGCACAATTGTTAGTAGAGTGCTTTAATTTAATAGGGCTTAGTGATGAGCTGACTGCATCTTATCCATTTATGATTGGCGATACATTAGTAAAGGAAACAAATCAAGTAGACCTATCAAACCAATCTAAGTTAGATGTTACAAGATTAAACACTAAGGCTTTTGCTTTGTACGATACTTCTAGCGAAGATGTAGCATATACTTATAGGTCGGTCTATGATGTGTTAGATGAAATCTGTAAGACTTGGAACGCACGATTAATCCAATATGATGGCAAGTTCTGGTTTATTCCAGTAGCTAACTATTTAGATACTTCAGCAAATTTCTTTGCAATGAATGTATCAGCTATTTTTGATAGTACTCCTTTAAGTGTTGACTTATTCCAGTCTGCTGATAAGT